GGTTGACATAAGCGGACTGCGCCTTAATTTCATTGAACCCCGGCACCACATTCAACATGTCAGACGTTATCGGAACGCCATAGCCTGCGTGGGCGCTGCCGGCGCAATGAATGCCGAACACGCGTTTCGTGACAACGTCGAAATACGGGGCACCACACATTCCTGGCTCCGTGGGATTAGCACCCTGTAGAGCGTAATCAGCATGCATGATGTGCGTAACAGACCCGGCAGTCATGGGGTATGTTATCTTGCCACGCAAGTGGACACGCCCCAAGTCGTGGGTATCATCGGGGAAGATTATGCGGCCATGGTAAGTCCCGCCAATGTGGGAATCCGGTACCAGGAAAGGCTCGATCCCCGAACGTGGGATGCCGCAATCGGGGGCTTCCAGGAACAGGTAATCAATGCAGGTGCTAGAGCCCTCCTCGGTGCTACCCGACCGCCACATACGAATGGATGACAGTGGGAACACATGCTCTTTACCACGAACGATGAACGTCACCATGCCCTCACGCGAGATGCCAGTTTCAGGATCACTGTGTTCTGGGAGGCCAAGGAACGAGTGGCTCATGGTCACGGCGGGAGCAAACCCGTCCCGGCTACCCAACAGGTACAGAAGGTATTGTCGCGTCGGTACACAGCCCTCTGGGTGGATGACGATCTCAATCACGTTACGGCGTATGCGACCTTCGATGTCCTCCTCCGCAACGGGGACGGGACCAGCCTGGGGCCTCATAATGCCGTTGGACACGGCAATGGCGCGTATGCGGACCACCTTAAACGGACGTACGAACCGACGCGCCTTACCTCCAGAGTCGTACATAGCATGGGCCGCCTCTGGGGAAATTTCGCCATTGTCCATGAGGCGCCTCGCGCCGTACGCGACAGCAGCGGCGGCACCGAACGCAGCGCATAAGGCCATCCAATGCTTCCGAATGAACCGTCTAGCACGCGATAGCTCTAGGTGTTGGCGACAAACTTGAATGTATTCCCACAACCGCGAAACCACACTGCAAACGTAAGCAATCGTGTCAGATACGAGGCCGACACCGAGTGACATTGTAGGGCGATTCTGGAAGGCCCTGCGGAGCTGAAGCTCAGCAAACCTCACGGGGC